CGTAGTTGTTGGTGGCGGCGGCAGTGGAGTTCAAGGTGGGGTCGGTAGTTATTCTTCGATTTATGCTTCAGGCGGAGCCGCTATAACAGGAGTGGGTGGCGGCAGTGGTGGCACAAATACATATAACGGTGGGTTGCCAGGCGGAAATGGCGGAGGCGGCACTACTGCGGGAGCTGGGCTTCAGGGCAACTCTGGTGGCACTTATATTAGTGGTTCACTTGGTGGTGGCGGTGGCGCTGGTGGAGCTGGTGGCAACTCGACGGCATCTGGTGGATATGCTGGACCAGGCGGAGTCGGGTTACAAAGTTCTATAACTGGCACATCGTTATATTACGCTGGTGGTGGTGGTGGCGCAGGAACTCACCAGGGAGGAGCAGGCGGCGCAGGTGGTGGTGGCGGTGGCGGTGCAGGTACAACTGCTGGTACTGGTGGCAGTAATGGTGGTGGTAATGCATCTAGTTATCAAGGTGGTAGCGGCGGTGGTAATACTGGCGGGGGTGGTGGCGGCTCAGGTGGGGCAACTACTAGTGCTAACGGTGGCTCTGGTGGTAGTGGAATTGTTATTGTATCTTATGTAAGTGCAACACAAATTGGGTCAGGCGGTTCAGTTACTAGTTACACTAGTGGCGGTAATACATATTGGGTGCATACTTTCACAGGTTCCGGAACATTCACATCATAATGTTGTCATAAATAATGTATCATGCAAAAGATTAAAAAACTCTATCGTAGCACTTACACTGGTGAAGACCTCATCCGTGAAATGCACTATACTGGCGGTGACTGGGTCAAGACAACTGAATTTGTGCCCAATCAAGTTACTAATACACAAATAAGCGGTAAAGCAGTTGTTATGGGTAACGGACCCAGCAGAACTGAGTTACATCCAGACTTGCACAGATTGTTAAAAGATCATAAGGGCGGATTGCTTGCTAGTGGTAGAGTGCAGACTTATGGCTGTAATGCCATTCTTAGAGATTTTACGCCTGACTTTGTTATCGCCAACGATGCGATGGCCCCAGAGTTAGTCAACAAAGGTCTTTGTGATAATAACATTATATATGGTACTGCTGAAATGGTTCTAGATTATCCAGGTAAATTCTATCTAGTACCGCAAAACCCTAACTGGGATAGTGGTGCCATTGCCGCATATATGGCTTGTTTTGATGGCCACAAAACTGTATACTTGATGGGGTTTGACTTGCATAGTGGACATGGCGATATACATATGAATGAGTATAGCGATACATTCGGATATCCTGCAAAACATAGTCCAACTACAGAAAAGTATTTTGAACAAACAATGAAAACTGTAATGGATATTTATAGCGATGTAGACTTTGTTAGAGTTGCAACTTCTAAGCACTTCTATATGCCAGAAAGTTGGAAATATCAACTTAATCTAAGACAAATTACTTTTACAGAGTTTGCTTATGAAGTTGATCTAGGATAATTTCTCTAAAGTTTTTAACTTATCAATCACACTGCTGAATTTGAATGTACGCCAAACGCCCGGATGTAAGGGCTTTGGGTAATCTTCTAACGGAACCCAACAATATCCTCTATGCTCGTTATTCAGTGAAGGTGAAAATTCTTCATCTACTTTAATCACATACGTGTGATATTCAAAGTGATGGTTCTCACTAGTGAATTTTTCAATTGGGATCATCTTTGCGTCACTGATGACCCCGCCCAATTCTTCCGCAATCTCACGCTTTAATCCCTGTACAACAGTCTCGTTGTGGTTGACTTTGCCACCCACTAATCCCCAACTTCCGCTATGTGTACCATTACGTAATAGAAACAAATAGCGATGTGTTGACTTACAGTAGATTAAGGCCCCGGCACCAATTAGAGGACTATCATCCATCCGCCTGCGTTGTACACCCCGTCGTAACTCTTTGTCCACTGTTGATCCTGCCATTTGTATTGAATACCTGTTGTAAGATTAGTCATATATTGTAAATCATTTGTTGATGTACTGTCAAATACAATATTCCAAAAGTTACCATTATATTCTACAACATCGTTTGCTTTTGCGATCAAGTTTTGTCCGCCAGTACCTTGCCACGCCCCCGCACCGTTCGCACCATTACTACTATCCCCGATATCATTGATTAATAGATAACGGGTGCCGGCACTTGGGCTAGTTAAGAAACTGCTCACGTTGACTGTCTGTGGGTCAATAATGGCATTGATCGGATTCATTGTGTTTGCTGGCAATGTATTGCCATATGGATTAAATATCAAAATGCTATCGTCAAGTGGGTTGATGGCAATAGTACCAATAATCTCACTGTCATTTGGTGTAGTTAGACGAATTTCACTTGAGTTTGCAGTATACTCACCATACTCATTGATCAGTGCAGTCCAACTATGATGTGTAGTCAATGCTTCTACCCCATAGTTTGTGGCAATACCAACATCACTTGCTTCTAACAATTTTAGATAGTAGTTCCCACCAGTGTTGTATAAGAATACTGAATAGTTGTTGATATTGATGGCAGTTTGCCCGATCGGATTCATGGTATCTAAATCTTGAATGTTCGTAAGCACACGCTGAATAACACCCATCTTCTTGACTTTGACACTTGTACTGATCCAAATTGGAATTTCAAAAGTCAATGTTGAAATACTGATTGGTTCGTCATTCATAGTCGGTACTGTGCGACTGTCCCAAGTACAATCTGTCAAAGTAACAACGGTTAAACTGGCCCAATCAATAAAGTTATCTGTGCTTTGTAACTCTAATGATGGGTTAAACAACATTGCAAGTTGTTCTTGTATCTGTAATTTCTGCTCAGTGTTGCTAGTCCAGATATCAAGTTTCAATGTCAACTTCCAAGGAGCTGGCATCATGCGTTCAACACTATAGCTCTGACCTTGTTCATCGCTATAAGTGCCAGTAACTGGATCAAATTGTCTTTGACGAATTTGCATCGTTTGTGTGAAACTTGGATCTTGTAATCTTGATTGATCATATGCAAAGTTGCTAACATAAACACTCATTGCTGGCACCGCATTGATTGTGCTTTCACTGTTGTTACGCAAAATCGTTGCAGCCTGTCTGCTTTGATCTCCGTACATAACTGGAACACGTTGATATGCAATATTACCGTTACGATCTGCCCCGAATGCTACATAAAAATCGGAAACGACACGCATAAATTGACTGATATAACGTCTAATTTGACCGTCGTAAAAATAGTTTGATGGAGCTGCCATTAATTATCTGCCTTTGGAGTTAGTGCCGTGCTAAGACTTTGTTTGACTGGTACTGTGTTTCCATCAGCATTGACAAAACTACCACTTGCGTTAACAAACGACCCAAGTTGTGTTTGATTGTTTGCGCCTTGTGTGACACTTGTACGTTGAACATCATTGACAGCAACCCAACGTTTGCCATCGTATCTGAATACACGATTTGGTAAGTAATCTGTACGCAAGAAATAATCTCCGCTTAATGGGTTTTGAGGGAACTGAATACCCATACCCATAGCCGCTTCGTTTGGTGCAACTGCTGTTCCACTTAGATACGCATACACTGGTCCCGTTGCAGTTAATGGGCCCTCATCTGCTGTGTCGTGTACATCGTCTGCTGTATCAGATATTTCATCTGCTGACTTATCTGGTTGTTCTGGGATATTGTTTGGTTCAGTATAGAATGTGCTTGTATCAAAGCCACTCAATGGCACGTTGCGCTCGCCTTCACGAATAACAGCGTCATTGACTGCTAAGTTTTGATCTAATGTAGATAAGATTTGTGCGATAGGTGTGTTACTTGTGCCAGCCATAACATTGTTGATAAGGTCTTTGTATTCTTGACTATCTACTAACGGATTCAACTTGACTCGCCATAAATGTGGCCACCAAGTTGGGGTAAACCCTTCACTTGCAAAACTGCTATCACCTACAACATAGTAGCGTTTCAGAGCCGCAGGAACATCTTGATTCAAAGCGTCATAGTCTGTTAAATGTTGTAACTCAAGTACATCACCATTCATCAATTTACGACCAATCATATCAACCATATCTCTCAAATGAAAGACCATGAAGATTGTACCTGTCTGTAAGAACAGACCGAATTGTGACAAGTCAAAGTCTTGATCTTGTTTCTGATAGATACCGCGCATCTTATAAACGCTTGTATCATATTTGCGATCACGGTTTTCTAACCAAAGTAAGTCTTGAATGTTTTGCTCACTTTGATTTGTGTAAGCTGGTTGTGTTGCGTATGTACTGATACCCACGCTAGTTCCAGTACCAATATTTGCTGTAATGTTTGCGCTCAGTGTGATAGTACTAGCGTTTTTGGCTATGACGGTTGCGTTTGTTGGGACATTGGTACAAGTAACAGTATCCCCTAAATTGATGTTTCCAGTGTCGCTAACAGAAAGCACATTGGTGATAGTGGTAACTGGTGTAGTCGTTGTAATGTAGACACCTTGTGGATTCGTACCCAAATACTTGTGGCACAAAATTCCAGTTCCACCCACTGTAAACATCTCCGAAATACGACGGTCAAAAAACTTGTAATCGTTTGTATGACGCCCATCTTGCCATAATGATAATCTTGCCACTGTAAATCCCTCGTATCTCGTATTTATGCGGTTCTTGACACACAATCAAAATGGTGCTACAATACAGGAATGCTACAAGA